ATTTTTAGATCAAAAGGAACGTATTTTAGATGTTGTATTAACGTCAAAAGGTCGAGAACTACTTTCAAAAAACCAATTGCGCTTTAAGTATTATTCTTTTTCGGATGAAGGAATAAATTATAGCGGCTCTTTGTCTTCTTCTCTTTCTGTGTCTAGTTCTATGGATAATTATATCCATAGAGATTTATCTTTTGAGGCAGATCAGAGAAAGAATAAAGACCTAAATTCTTTTCTGTATACAATACCGCCAGGAACTGATGTTTTACCAGATTTTTCAATCAATGTAGATATTAGTTCTAGTGTAGAATTGTCTCGTAAATTTTATATTGATACAATTATTTTACAAAATAGAGTTTTGCCGTTTACAAAAAAGCCACTTGACATTGTAGTCAGAGCGGAAATACCACAAAAAACAATAAAGGAAAGAACAGAAGAGCATGTTTTTCTTCAAAATTACAACCTCATATTAAGAGAGTTGTCTGGAACGATGTAAAATGAGCAAAATTTTTACTGGGTTTTCAATTTCGAAAAATTTAACACTTTTATCGAAAGATAAAGCAATAGACAAACAGACAGGAATGATTGTTCCCGTAGGTTACGATATCTTGTTGGAAGGAAAATTTAGAGATGCATCTCCCCAGATTACAAAAGAGGTAGAGGTTGTTGTGGGAGTTGATAAACAAAAAATAAATCTTTCACTTAAATCTCATAACGGCAATCTACCTGCGCCTTCTGGGTTTCTGATTGAAGTTTATCTTAGCGGATCGGACGGAAAATTGTCTAGAGTATATATGGAAGATGTAGTTGATATAGTTAACGATGAAATATTATCAGAAGGGTTTTCAAATTACTTGAATTTGGAAGTAGACAAAGATGACTAAAAAGGTTTCATTTTCTTTGGATTTGGGGGTTTTTGATAATTTATCAAAAACCCCCCCATCTCCCGTGGAGGCTTTAACGGGTAGTTTAAATGTGCGCTCGACGGTATTTTCGTTGGGATCTGATGTTCGTGTAAGCTCCAAAAAAAGTATGTCCCCCCCAGATTTATATTTAGCTTCGGTAATAAAAGACGGTCTTGACAATCCATATGTTGAATTAAGCTGGAAAGTGCTATCGCAGGATGCAAACTTTGGAAATATAGTCGGATTTAATATTTATCGCCGTTATAGTGTTGATCCTTCGCTTGCTAGTTTTGCCGATGCTGTTTCATATACTCGTATTGGGGTTGATAAACTTGCTCGCGGGAACAAAAAAACAGGAAGATTTTCTTTTGACAGAAAGTCGATATATAACATTAAGAGGGGATCCATTCCTGTAGAATCACTTAATAGTAATTTTGCAGAAATAAAGAAAGTTGGAGACGCGAAACTGTTCGAGTCTCAAATAAAAGATGGTATTTCTTATTCTGAGGCTGAGATTGAGCGTGTTTATTCTAAGATTAAATTTGTTAAAATTGCACATGTAGATTATGCTAAATTTATTGCTGAAGAAAAAAACAAATTTTTAACCGTTAAAGATAGAAATTTTGTATATTTCGCCCATAAAGATAAATCTGTGGGGTATGGTGAGGTTTTTGATTATTATGTAGAAATAGTTACAAAAACGTTAGATGACTCTCCTTTTTCTTCGGTTATTACTGTAGCTATAGAAGATCTTAACACAGTCAACCCTCCAAGATCTGTTATCGCAAAACAACTTAATGAAAAATCAATTCAACTTTCTGTTATACTTAATGTCGCAGACAAGATAGGAAAGGTTTTGGTTTACAGAAAAGCTGATGATGAAGTATTTTTTGAAAAAATTTCAGAATTAAGCAATATAAACGATCATATTAATTTTATTGATACTAATGTTTTGTATTCAAAAACCTATACGTATAGAGTGTTTTCTAAAAATATTCATAACGTTATGTCTCAACCAAAACAAATAACTGTTTTTTCTAGCGTTCAAAGAATAACCCCACAAAGTAGATCAAATTCTTTGAAAATCCCTATTGTTTCTGCCGTTCAAGATCAAAGTTCGAATTTTATAAAAATTACCATCTCTCCTAACGATCCGTCTATTTCGGTTTATGAAATTAAAAGGCAAGATATTACAATTAAGGAAAGAAAATTTATAGTACCTTCAGCTGAGGGAAATGGTTACGGTGGGCAAGGATGGCCTCAAGATAAATTTTTCGTGGAAAGGGAAAGAGTTTCTACGAATGGTGGTGAAGGCTTGTCCTCACTTAAAACCGAAACATTATTAAAGGAAATTAAATTTATAGACGAGACAATTCAAATTGGTCACATTTATCGATATAGGGTTCGTGGATATGATTTATTTGGGAATCCAAGTTCTTATGCTTTTTCTACGGTCCGCGCTTTAGGCAAAAAATCTATTCGGTCTCCATTTAATATTCGTGCAGAAATTTTGCGCGGATTTCCTTTTAGGACAAAAATTTTGTGGGATGATGATAATTTAATTTCGCAGAATTCAGAAGAAGAATTATTTGCTGGAGTTTCGCCGACGGAAAAAAAATCAAATAAAATTTTATATAAAGTGCAAAGAAGAAGGCAGAGCGAAAGCGTATATGAGTCATTTCCTTTGACTGCGAACAGGTTTATCGTGGATGAGGTTTCGTCTATTGACGCCGTAACATTCGATGGAACTGCCGCTTTGGATGCGTATTCTAAGATCCCTAATTCTTCGTTATTTGGCGCTGGTATAAAAATTCAAGACGAAATTAGGCGCGCTTTTAAACTTCCAAATTTTCTTAAAGAAAATAGTATTTATTATTATAGGATTTTAGCTATATCTGATATGGGGGAAGAAAGTAATGCTTCTGATGAATTTCAAATTTCTACTCTGGCGGATATTTCAAATCCTCTCCTTTTCGCCACCCAGGTCATAAACACTAAAGTAAGACCCACTGTAGCGCGGCTGTCTTGGCGACTAGATCCTTTGCGATCACGTCCTGATTATTGGGTTATAGAGCGTAAATTTGATACAGATTATGATTCTTTTTCTGTGATAGGAAAGGAGTATTTAACATTGAACTTTTTTGATAGAACAGTAGAGAGGGGAAACAGTTACGTTTATAGAATTAAGGCGTTCGATTCTGCGGGGCGAGAAACGGGATATTTTGAAACGAGGCTGACATTGTAATGGGAAATAACATAAATTCTAGCTTGATAGGGTTAAATTTTGCTTCGGCAAATCTTGCGGCTGCTGTTTCTTCTGTGGATAAAAAAGCTGAAGAAATAACTAAAGGGATTGATAAATTTGAATTTATTTCTGACTTTTCCGCCCAAAAAGTTGTTCCTGTTCTCGGTGATTCTTTTGCGGAAAAGTATTCTAATCTGGAACCTGAAATGTTATTTGTTGCTGAATATGTTGTTGATGACAATAATATTGGAGTGTTGATCGTTTGGGAGAAGCTCCCAGGCTCTACTCATTATGAACTTTTCAAAAAAAATGTTTTTCAAAATGATCCAAAATTTGAAAGAATTTTATTCTTGGATGTTAAATCGATAGAAGAGGAGACTTCGAACTATACAGAATATCTTAAAGACGTTATAGGCGTAGGAATAGACGAAAACAATATTTGTGTAGTTTTAGACACATCGATCAAAGAAGATAGAATTTATGAATATAAGATCCGCGCCGCACGAGTTCCTTCTGTTCCTAGAGAAGTAGAGTATGAATATATAATGAAAAGTAAGAATTTGTTAAAATATGTGACAATTGATGAAACTACTTCTTCTGATTTATTTTCGTTTACTGGCGCGATACTGGGATCTAATGATTTAGCCTGGAGTGTTGCCTTGTTGAACAAGGGTATTCCATTTTTTGGCAGAAGTGCAATCGAAAAACCAATCAATTCATTTTCGATAGGGCGATCCAAAGAGGGAGATAGGTTTATTTTTGTTTCTGAAAATGTAGGCGATATTTTATTGATTATTAATGATTCAATTTCTTTGTTTTCTATAAAGCCCACCTTTAACCGTCTCTTGTTGTCTTTGGGCGGAATTAGCGAAGATTTTCGTAATTCTTTTTTGGATTCCATTGATGAGCCCAGCCAAGAATTTTCGTTTGACACGTTTAGAAGCTCGGTGAAAAGTAAATTTCCAATATTTAATATGGTTTTACAAATTTCTAACTCTGCCAATATCCAAGCAAAGCAAGAATTATCTACATTATCTATCGTTGTACCGTTAGACGTGGGTTCTGTTTCTTTGAGATCAATAGATGATGTTACGAAGGTGTTAATTTTTGTGAAGAAATTTATTATAGCAGTATTATATTCTCAAGATAATTCTGTAAAAATAGAAGAAATTATACAAACGTTACAAGCGTCAGAGGCTTCTACCTCTGGTACTACTGTACAGCAAACTTCTTTGGCCGCCGCCATTGACGCACTTACAAATTCGCCCAACTCAGAACCTGCGCCAACACCAGGAGTTATTGTCCAGCCTTCTTTGTTGGTGGGCAAATCTAAAATATAAAAATGGCAAATATATCACCAAAAAAAGAAGGGACAACTCAGACTTACGGTCAATTAATATCTTTTATTGACAAAAAAGATATAGGAACGGTTTCTTCTGATAAATCTACAGGGTTTAATTCTATATCCCCTCAAGATATTGTAGTTAGGATAGTCACAGAGGAATCTAGCAAGACTTCACCTACGGAACAAAACAACACAAAAATTATCGGCGCTGCCCTTTCAGGAAAAGAGTCTGTTGCCTATATTTCTTCTGATTCTGTATCGTCGCCGAGCCCTTCTCATGCTGTAATTCTTGGAAGTTTTATAAAACCTGCAAGTGAAATAAAACAGGCACTAGAGGAATCTCAAAAAATAGACCTCATGATTACTTTAAAATCTCAATATTCGGAAGAGGTAGAGTTTAATAACATAAAAGAAGTAGAAATGGTGGAAAGTTCATTTGTTTATAACTTCTTCATACCAGAAGAATCTGACACCACGTCGCAAGAAGATCAATCTCAAGATCCATTATTACGATCTGATTTAAATAATGTGCCAAGATATGTTAAATTACAATGGATTCCTGTTTTTACGACAGAGACCGTTGTTGCCGACAAGGAATCTTTAGTAGAAGAAAGGACGTTTAAAAAAGAAAATTTCGGGAAGAAAAAAGGTGTTGCTAGTTTAAACTCTTTTAGCTTTAAGAATTCTTTTGAGAAATCCAAGAAAAAGACGAATTTAATAATTCATGACGGGACTAAAACTGAATTGATGGATGTACATAAACTAGATGAAGCTATAGCCGCCACATCTAATAAGTCTGTTTTTTCAAATACAATAAACGCTGTTTTTAATGTAGAAAAAAAACAAAATACAATTAATACACTATCTATTTTGAAGAAAAAGTAAAATGAGTACTAAATCATCAAATAGTAAAAATTTTGTAAGGGTTAATTTTACAAACAGAGGGCTGTCGAAGGCATTTTCCGCTCCCCTGTCGCCCGAATCCACCACCCCAGACAAACAAAATGTATTACAAATGTCTAAAATATTGTCGGATGTAAAAATTCAAAGGGGCACTCCGCAGTCATTTCGCTCTCTTCCTGAATTTTCTGGTGTTGATTATATTGGCTACGTGATAGAGAAAGAAAGATTAGATCAAAGTACTGGGCAGTGGGTTAGAATTGACGAATATAAAATTATAGGGTCTGACGCTAATAGCTTTGTTGACACAAGAATTGTTTATGGAAATTTTTATCGCTATAGAATAAAATCTATATTAAAACTTACCAAGCAAGAAGAAAAAAATGATTTATCTATATTCGATGCCGTTCAAAATATAAAAGATTTTGAATCACAAAAAATACAAGACTCTTTAGTTGAAAATACACCTATTTTATCTGATTTGGGCAAGTTTACAAATCTTGGATTGTCCAGTAAAACTTCTTCTGGCGAAAAAACCAAATCTATCGCCCTTATTGATGGTGTCGATTTTGTAGCGACAAAATCTTCTACTTCTATTGTGCAATCTTCCCCTCTTGTATCTTTCAATTTAAGGGCAGAAAAAAACCTTGCAACAACCGCTGGAACAATAAAGGGTAATCTTTCAGATTCTGCGCTGCAACAAGAAATTAATAAAAGCTTGCAAAAAACAAAATTAACAAAAAAAGGATATTATTCGTATTATTTTGAATCCAACCCCAGTAAAAATTGGATATATATTGATGTTGTAGATAAAACTCCCCCCCCTCCCCCTCAAACTATTTCGGTGGTTCCAAATAGTACGAAAAAAGAAATCGCAATTTCGTGGCTGCCGCCCGCCAATTCTCAGCGAGACATAAAATATTTTAAAATATACAAGAGAAAAAAGATTGGTAATCCGTGGGCTCTGATTACAAAAACTAGAGAAATTGATGTAGATATGAATGGCGTCGTCGACGAAGTGGATGAAAACGATTCTCACATACCAGTTAATACAAATTTGTATACAGATCGTAATGTAAAATTTGGAGAAATGTATATATATGCGTTATCTTGCGTGGATATTCATGGAATTGAATCTTTTTTGTCCATACAAACAGGCGCAGAGCTTAATTCCAGTTATGACATAGATAAAGCAGAAAAACCGTTAAAATGGATGGGCGGCAGCGGGACAAGAATTGATGAAGTTTCTTCTGTTGTAAAGAAGTTTTACAACAGAAGTGAACAAATAATTGCTAAAAAAAGTATCACAATTTCCCCAGACACAAAACTGGACTCGGAAAAAAATCTTTTGATTAAAATAAAATCACTAGATACTCACGATGTCGTCGAAGTTAATGTTGTGTTGAAAAATATAAACCTAAACAAGGACAAAGATTTGTGATACAATGGACGTAGCGACATTATCGATAGTTTTTTTGGTGGTGTTTCTATTTATATGAGAAATAAAAAAGATATGTAATGATTTTGCGGCAAAGCAAGAACTGAAGTAAGAAACTAAAAATATACGATATGAACAGTTAAGAGGTTAAACTTATGGGACTACTAGACAACAGTGGAGATATTTTGATTGATTCGGTTTTGACCGATATCGGCCGCGAGCAGTTAGCCAGAAGCGATGGAAGTTTTGAGATCGTTCGCTACGCTTTTGGCGATGATGAGGTAGATTATGCTCTTTTCAACGCGAACACGGGGTCATTACAACAGGATATTTCAATTTTGAATATTCCTATTTTTGAAGCAAGCGTAAACGAAAAGACCGCGCTAAAACATCAATTACTGTCGATATCTAACCCAGATTTGAAGTTTTTGCCTAAATTAACATCAAATATTACATCACTAACGCTCGGCGAGCGCAACGATGCTCAAGTTGGTAAGGCCGTAGAGTTTAAACAAACTATGTACTCGGGTCGTACTGTTCCTTCTGAAATCGTAGATAGTTCTTTTATGATACAGCTTAATAACGATCTATTGTTTATAGAAAAACAAACTCCAACCAACATTTCTCCAGCTGGCACGAGTCAATATATCATTCAGCGAACCGCTATTGGATCGGGCCAAGGCGCTCAAGTATCATTCAATGTTGCAGTGCAGGCTTTGTCTAGCGATGTTTGGTCTACACTTGGCGTTGGGACAACAGGATCTCGAACCATAACTACCATTATAAAATGTCAAGGAGCCTTATCTGGCTTGTCTGGTGAAGTTACTGTTACAATTAGTGAAGAATTTACGAGATAATTAAAGTATAAGGATAGGAGGATCGAAGACAGTCTTCGATATAGTATAAAAAATGGGATTTCGAGAATTTGATCAATCTACAGATATTTCTTCTCAGCTTTCAGCCATCAACGAGGTAATATCAATAACAGGAAGTTTGTTTAGTAACACAGATTACTATACTAAATATTATTTAAATATTACATCTGGGTCTGTTGTTTCGGGCGGTTTCTTTGCTACGGTATTCGATGGCGCACCGACCTCCGTTTCTTCCTCTGCCTTAATGGACCTAACCTGGGGGATTAGTTCGGCATCTTTACTAAATGGATATAGTGAATCTTTTCTACTGAATGAAAAGGGAAGGATTTATAAACAGATGGCTAAACTTCTTCTTGGCAACGAGGACAGTCTTTTTCAATTCGGCGGTGCAACATATCATGAATTGGTATTTCTTCTTGCGAAGCGTCGGATTTTTAAGGACGAAATTCAAAAAGGAAATACTACGCTTGTCATGCAAATGACTGGCACTGATTCTGTGAATACTTTAAGTTTGACTGACGCTGGCGCCGCAAGTACATTTAGTGTGGGTCCTTCGGGCGACGAAGCGGATCTATTTAGTGGTTCTGCGAAAATTGGAAAAGTATATTATAATGTTGGCATAGTTGCGTATGCATCAGGCGCGCACGTACCAGCGGGAGTGGCTGATAGTCCTGCGTGGTCGGGCTCTCTAAGTCTAGATCAGGTTGCTGTCAGCGGAAACCTGGATCACTTTGTTTATGGGCTGAAGAACCGCATAAGCGCAATTCAATTCCACAATCAAACAAATTTACACTCTACAATATATTTTTGTAGGGCGCTGAATTCTGATTTCAATTATTCTACCAATCCTACATTTATTGATGGCGACGGAAGAATCATACCAACTTCGGGAAGTGATAATCAAACAAGAACGTACATTACTACTGTAGGTCTATATGATATTAACAATAACCTTCTTGCCGTGGCTAAAACCTCAGAGCCAGTAAAGAAAAGCCCTGATAACGAATTAATTTTTAGAATCCGTCTCTCATACTAATCTTACCTTTTTGGGAACTTTTTTTCTCTTTACTTTTCGCTGGTTATGTCATATGATTCATACGTGGATTCCTGCATAATTTGCGGAAGAGTGTGCTCTTCTTTATTGAGCTTGATAACTCATCTGCGGCGTGCCCATACCATTACTCATGAGAATTATTTAGTAAAATATGTGTATAATGGCCTCGTTCCTTTGTGCTCCTGTGGCTGCGAAAACCGAGTTAATTATTTTAGGGGATCATTTAAGGCATATTGCCAGGGTCATTTCTTGCGAGAGAAGAAGTATCTTTATACGGAAGAGATCAACACAAAAAGGAAGAAAACGTGTAAAAATAAGTATGGTGGCCCGTCGCCCGCTGCATCTGCCGCCGTTAGAAATAAAATTAAGCAAACAAACATTCAAAAATACGGATCACCTGTACCATGCCAGAACAAAGAAATACAAGATAAAATAAACAAAACAAACATTCAAAAATATGGCTCGAAATATCCTACACAAAATAGTGAAGTTCAAAATAAAACAAAACACACCAACGTTGAGAAATATGGATACGAAAATGTTTTTTCTTCTCCCATTGTACAGGACAGAATAAAACATACCAACGTTGAGAAATATGGTACTGAGTACCCTACACAAAATAAGGAAGTTGCGCAAAAGGTTAGCGACACAAAAAAAACATCATTTGAGGACATATGTCGTATTGCAAGTTCTAAAGGGTATGTACCTGATTTTTTATATTCTACCTATGAGGACTGCAGACAAAATTTACAATTTAATTGTATAAAGCATGACATATCTTTTAACACTTGCATCTTTAATCTCCAGCAAAGCGAATCACACCAGTGCCCAAGATGTAAGATTAATGGCACTAGCGTTGCGGAAGGTGAAATCGCAAGTTTCGTTTCCGAGCAAAATGTAGTCGTAGAGAGTAATACCAGAAAGCGAATACCCCCAAAAGAAATCGATATCTTCATCCCAGAGAAATCTGTAGGAATTGAGTATCATGGACTATTTTGGCACAGCCTCGCTAATAAAAACTTATTCAACCCAAGTTTGCACTATGAGAAATTTAAAGCCAGTGAAGAGAAAAATATAAAATTATTACAATTTTTCGAAGATGAGTGGAGAGAAAAAAAAGAAATTTGCAAATCAATAATTAAAAATTCTTTAGGCGTTACACTTAGCAAAATAAATGCAAGAAGTTGTCAGGTTGTAGAAGATCACCAAGAAGAAAAATACTTCTTTGATACTAATCACCTGCAAGGTTATACTAGATCCATTAAGAGCTTTTCTTTAGTGTTCAATGACGAAGTAGTGATGATAATATCACTACGAAAGCCCTTCACTAGAAAAAAAGCTGGGGCTCTGGAGATCGCCAGAGTGGCTTCCAGCGTTAACTGCAATGTCCGAGGCGGCTTTTCGAAGCTGATGAAATACATAATCTTGTGGGCAAAAAGTAATGGATACGAAAAGATAATTACCTACTCTGATTGTCGCTATTCCACGGGCAAAACGTATAAGAAATATGGATTTGTATTTCTTAGACACACTGGATTGGATTATTTCTATACGGATTTAATTAGAAGATATAATAGATTTAAATTTAGAGCACAAGACGGAAAACCCGAAAAGCAGATAGCAATAGAAAATAAGGTGTATAGAATTTACGGTTGTGGTAATTATCTATGGGAATATTCTTTGATTTGATACTGGCGGATGAACAAGTTAGATTATGACATTTTATGAGTTTGAAGACGGAGACATTGTTAATACGCATATTCTTGCGTACCCTCGCCAAACAGTAGAACTAAATGGTTCCGAAGTCACTGGCAGCGTCTTTTTGGAAAAAAAGTACCTGACAAATCTCCTCCTCTCCCGTAGGTTCCAGGGGTATTCCGAAAAGGAGGGAGGGTTTGTAGAAAAAGACGGTCCATTCAGTAGCTCGATTGATATTGTTACGGCGCAAGAGGGCGGAACAAATAAACAACTATATAGATCAATTTTAAATCTGTATAATTATTACAGTTTAACGGATGCTAGCTATACTCCCTACTTTACTGGCTCGGAAACTGTTAATTTTAGGGTAATAACGATACCAGAGATTTTCTACGACAGAGAAGTATTAACGGGCTCGCTTACTGCTTCCGATGAAGATTCGACGGGCGCGAGTAGGGTTTTGTATGATAATGGTCGTGGTGGTATTTATAGTGGGTCGCTTACTGGGACTCTGCTTGGCAACGTGTTTTATTCCGAAGGGCTCGTAGTGTTAAAGGGTGCCAGCGTCGCGTCGACAGATGAACCGTTTGGGAATGCTTCGGTTTCCAATTTTAAGTGGAAAACATCATTTAAGGGTACGCACAAAATCCCAGTTAAGATTTTCCGTTGTCGCGCTCCCGCGGGCGAATTAAATGCTTCTACAAATTCGACATATTATCACATTTTGACAGGTTCTGGCGCTAGACATAAAAACGAAAAAGAAATAGTAATGAATCCGCAGGCTACTTATATAACTGCAATTGGTTTATATAACGAAGATTACGAACTTGTAGGGCTAGCTAAGCTTGCGCAGCCGATAAAGAAAACTTTCGATAAAGATATAATGTTTAGAATACGACTTGATTATTAATATGATTGTAGGATTAGATATTAGTACCAGTTGTACGGGAATTTGTTTTCTTTTTCCTGATGGCACGGTGCATTCTGTTTCTCACGTTGATTTAAAAAAGGAAAAATCATTTTACAAAAAAGTAGATGCCGTAAGAAACTTTCTTAAGGGCGCATTAGAGGATATAACAACTCCGCTTGAATTTTTTATTGAGGCCCCCCTTCTGCATTTCAAGCTGAAAGCAAGCATGGCTTCCACGATCGCTCTTCTGCAAAAATTCAACGCTTCTGTATGTTATTCAATTTACAATGAATGGAAGATCGAACCAAAATTAATAAACGTTCTAGCCGCCCGCAAGAAGCTTGGAGTGATAAGCCTGAAGGGTGCCAAGAAGAAAAATATAAAACAAAATATATTCGAACAAATTAAATCAAGAAATGTTATACCAGAGCACTTTTGGGCGTACAAAAAGACAGGAACACCTAAAGATTGGTGTTATGATCGAGTAGATGCATATGTTATAGCTCGCGCAGGGTATTTAGGTGATCAACAATAATAGGAAAACTATTTCAACGTCTGGCTGGAATGCGTCGTGGGATGAATATGATTCGTATGAGCAATTAACTCTTGACTTTCTTGACGAAGATGTGGTAAAGTGTGAATGCGGGGCAGAGAAGGTATATGGGAAGACGACTACTCATTCATTTTGGTGCCCAAAGTATATCAAAGATTTCGATAAATAAAAAGGTAAAGTATGCATGATTTTGTTGAATTTTTACAGTCTACTCTGGGGAGAGGTAAATATAACCACAACACAAAAGAGTTAGAAACCTACTGTCCTTTCTGCTTCCATCACAAGAAGAAACTAACAATTAATATAAAAACACAGTATTGGCATTGCTGGGTGTGCGGAAAAGCAGGACGAAATGCGTTATTTTTAGTGAAAAAAACAGGAACATCACGCGATGTTCGTTTATATCTGAATAAGTTTAAAGCTAAAAATATTCGTCAAAGAGAAGAAGAAGAGCAAGAAGAATTTAAAGTTTCCCTGCCTGAAGAATATATACCGTTAGTAAATTGCTATGATAGTTTGTATGCTAAACGTGCTATAAGATATCTTAATGGAAGAGGTATTTCGTTTGAAGATATTTTGTTTTTTAAGGTTGGTATTGCGTTTTCTGGTCGTTATGAAAATAGAATTATTTTGCCGTCGTTTAATGCGTCTGGGGATGTGAATTTTTTTACGACGCGCATTATAGACGATTCAAGGGGCGGGTACAAATATCTTGACGCAGAAACACCAAAGGCGTACAAAAAAGACATTATCATAAACGAGCTAAACGTCGACTGGGCCAGCCCAGTCGTAATTGTAGAGGGGCTTTTTGACGCAATGAAAGCAAAGAACGCAGTTCCGTTGCTTGGGAGTATTTTAAGGAAAGATTATATGATTTTTCAAAAAATCGCCAAGAGTGGATTGCCCGTTTATCTGGCTGGTGATGCGGATGCTATTGGCAAGTTTGAAGAAATAGGTAAGCAATTTTTAGAATATTCTGTTGATGCCTATTTTATTGATGTTCACCCGTTTAAAGACGTAGGAGAGATGAACAAAAATGAATTTCAAAAAAAATATAATGCTGCTACGTTGCTTACCCGAAGGAAAATTTTTAAAAATAAATTACAAAGGCTGTTTTTATAATGCGTTTAGTTCATATTAGTGATATTCAAATACGACTTTTTAGGCGTTTAAAAGAGTTTGGTGACCACTTTGATAATTTATATGTCTCTGTACGAGATCAGTCGCCAGATTATATTGTTATTGCTGGGGATCTTCTGCATAATAAATCTCAACTTTCTGCGGAACAAATTAATTTGTTCGTGGAGTTTTTAAATAACTTATCTCAAATAGCTCCTCTGGTAATTATCCCTGGTAATCATGATGGCCTTTTGAATAATCTATCTAGAATGGACGCAATTACCCCCATCGTGAAGGCGATGAATAAAGAAAACATTCATTATTTTAAAGATTCTGGAGTGTATCCTCTTGAGGGGGTTAATTTTGTTGTTTTTTCTTGTTTTGATGAATTATGGCCTACGAAGCAAGAAATTCCTACAGGCATAAATGTTGGGTTATTTCATGGGATGATTGATGGAGCTTTTCTTCAAAACGATACTCCCGTGGAAGCCTCTCCTTATCGCTTAGAATACTTTTTTGGGTTGGTGGATTATCTACTTCTTGGTGATATACACAAAGATCAGTTTTTGGATCCGCAAAAAAAGGCAGCTTATTGCGGAAGCTTAATACAGCAATCATATGGGGAATCCGTGAGAAAAGGATATCTTGTATGGGATATCGAGTCTAAATCGAAACATTCCGTAAAATTCATTGAATTACCAAAAATTTGTCCATTTTATACTCTTCGCCTAGGTGACAGCTTGATGATTCCTGTTCGTGACGATATTCAAAAAAAATCAAGAATAAGAATTTTTAGCAGACAGCTTACACTGTTTGAAAAAAAGAATATTACAGATAGAATTAACGATTTATATGATCCTCACGTTCTTACTTTTGCCGACACTTTCAGTATTTATCGCCAAGAAATAAAGATGTCTAGTCTTACTGGCGAAAAAATAGAGAATATTGATGATTTAGTAATTCAAGAAAGGTTAATAAAAGATTTTCTCCTATCTTCATATGATCTTTCAGATGATCAGCTTTCAAGAATATTTGATCTCAATAAAATATATAATATCCGTTCCAGAGAAAAAGATGACACCCTTAGAAACATTCAATATTTTTTTACGAGAATGTCATTTTATAACTTATTTAGTTACGGGGAAAATAACGAGTTTGATTTTATGAAAAAAAGGGGCATAGTTGGGATCTTCGGCAAGAGCGCCGTCGGCAAATCGTCTTTGGCGGTTGATATACCTCTGTATATTCTCTGTAATAAAACATCAAAGCGTGGTGTTGTGAAAAATGATTTAATTATTAACGAAAACAAAGATTCCTGCGGCGGCGAAATTGCAATTCAGGCGGGGAAGGATACGCACATAATATCTCGCGCCACCCAAGTTTATGTCAAAGGAAGAAAAGACGACGGTTCTCCTATTTTGCAGGGAAAAACTGATGTTTCCTACAAGATTATAACAGAAGACGGGGAAGAAGAAAACCTTGACGCAGAGAAAAGACAAGATACCGATCAGATTATCAGAAAAAAATTTGGAACTATTGATGACTTTCTGTCGACATCATTCGCTTCCCAGTGGCAGCTTTTAGGTCTCATTGAGTCGGGCGGCACAGAACGATTAAAACAAATAGGAAGATATTTTGATATCGACATATTTTCTCAGAAGCACAAAATGGCGAATGATGACTGGAAACACACCAAGGGTCAACTGAAGCTTTATGAGGGTAGAAATTTTGAGTCAGAATTAAGCGAGCAACGAACTAAATTGGAACAAATAGTAGACAAATTTAGCGAAAAGCAAAGAGAAAAGGATGGTTTTGTTGAAACACTAGGTCTTCTGCAAGACAAAAAAAGTGTATTATGTAGTAATATTGTATTTACAGATTTTAAGCCTTTAAGATCTGATGATAATGTCGGCCTAGAAATAAGCAAAAAAGAGCAAGAAATTAATAAGTTAAACAAAAAGAAAGTGTGTATTGATATTCTTATAAATAAAAAAGAAAAATTTGATATAGAAAATTTAAGAAAAGATAAATCTATCTGGAAGAAAATCAATACAATACTCAATACGGCCAAGGAGATGGAAAATGGCTGCGGTTGTTCTCATGATGATGGTTGTCCTTTACATATAAAAATTGAAACGTTAAGAAACGAAGCTAAAGAATTAAGAAAAAATATCTTTCTTTCCGAGGAAGAAGTAAATAGAGAAATTTCTACGTGGGAAGGAATAATAATCCCAGACCAGGTAGACGACAAGATTGTTATTGCTCGCCAGGAATTAAAAAAATTCGCTGATCGTAAGTCTTTCCTTTCAAAAAACAAAAACAATATACAACGAAATATGGAAATTCACGAAGAGATACTGGAAGTAGATAAGAAAATTGAGGATATTCAAAAAAGAATTTTTACAATCGATACAGAAATATTTGGAATATCCTCCCTTGAGGGTCGCACGAAAGGTTTTATTGACGAGATAGAAAAGTGCAGTAAAAACTTCGAGAAAATAAAGGCAGAATATGATGTATTTTCTTATTTTTTGATGTCTATGTCCAAGGAGGGGATAGTGAAGAAAATCATTTCCGACAATCTCAACATTATTAACGAAGGAATAAGAAAGATATTGTCCAAGAGCGTGGGCTTTTCTGTTGAACTTGATTCTGATGAAGACGGAAAAGCAATAGAAATATACTTTAGTAGTGAAAAAAGCAAAAGAAGAAGAATAGAATTATGCTCAGGAATGGAAAAATCTATTGCCGCGATTGCTCTTCGCGCGGCGCTGATTAGTGTTACAACACTTCCTAAATCTAACATTATTGTTTTTGATGAGCCGTTTTTTGCTTTAGACCCAGAATATCTAGACGCGGTTATTCAAATTTTTGAATATCTTAAGGGTTTGTTTGACAGCGTTATATTAATTACCCACTTGGATGAGCTTAAAGATATAGCAGATCATGTTATTGAAGTAGGAAGAGATGACCAAGGTTATTCTCGCATTGAAAATTAAAGGAGAAAAAGAAAATGCAATGGATTAAAAATAGTAACAACAAAGAAGATGCGATGTTGACTTTTGCTACGGTCGGATTTGTGGTTTCTTCTCTTAGTGTGTTGGCCTCACTTATGGAGTCGTTGACTATTGGGGATTTTCAGATCATATTTAAGACTCCAAGCGAAAGCTTGGTGACTGTATATTTGGCTGCCGTTTTTACGAGCTATGTCGTAAGACGAAATTCTAAAGACAAAATAGAGTCTGAAGATGCAAAATTTGATATACAAAACGGTGTCGCTTCTGGGCGGTGAACTAATGAATTCAAATTATCTTTATAAATTTATCTCTGGCGTTTTGCTTCTTTCTGTTGGGATTCTGGGAGTTGCTTATGCAAAAGAAAGATACGATCGCAGCAAAGTAGAACAAGCTCTCAATAATTCCATAGCGCAACTCCAGGGGGCAGTAAAGGAGACACAAAATTCATATTCAGTTGTTGCCATTGAGTCTGAAAACCTTAAACACAAACTCGCTACAGCGCTGCAACACAATAAAGATTTATTGTCCACGATAGAAGATAGAGATGAACAAGTATTAGCTCTTGAACAGATCTCTATTAAGTGGAAAAATAAGTATTTTGAAATAAAAAATGCTTCAACATCTGTGGTGTCTTCGGACGGCACTACGGTAGTTGACGTTATAACTCCTGACTGTCAAACGTGTTTATCTTCTGTACGTTTGCGTGTTGATTTTGACCAGGAGAAAGATTACCTTAAAGTGCAGGGATTTACTTTAACAAACCCTGCTTACGCCGAAATTGGTGTTGAGTGGACAAAACCCCTAAAATTGAATCTTATTTTGACAAAAAAGGAAAATCAATTTAGGGTATATGTGGATTCTGATAATTCTGACATGGTGCCTTCTGAGATTGAACTTTTCGTTGATCCTTCTGTTTTATCTTTGCGGTGGTATGAAAGAATTGGTATTGGTGCTGATGCTTCAGCGGGTGAAGGCGTGTCTTCTGGGCTTAGGGTTTTTTATGATGCCTTTAAGAATTTTTATGTTGGCCCCAATGTTGTATTTTATTATGACGGAAACAACCTAAAGAAGATGTATGGTATAAGCGCTGGCTGGTATATGTTTAGATAAGGAGCAATAAATGAAAGAAAAAGGAAAGGAGTGGGTTGAGACGGCAAGCGGCGGCTACTGGAGAAAAATTACAGGAGTTAGTCACTCTCACAAACTTGACTTCTTCTGCCCTCACTGCAAAAGACCTACAGGGACAATTGACGATAAATATCTTGAAACTATAGGTATTTGTTCTGTTTGTAACGTAAACTTTGTTGAAGATCGTCATGTCCCATCTATAGATTTATCTCGATATAAGAAATAAATTTGCGCTAAAAGAAAATAATAATCTCTATATATTTGTATAACTTTATGTTAGGATACAAATAGGGGATTCTTACATGGCGCGAACAGAAAACAAAAATTTTACAGAAAAGAAAAATATCTTTGATCTTTTATATCAAATATTCGAAGATATAAAGGGCGAAAAATATAACAATCGCGGGTGGAATTTGCCCGTTGAAGAGATACAAGGTGTAACTTTTCGCCTTATGTCTGACGGAAAGCTTCAGATTACGTATCATCGATATGAAGTTTGTGATATGGAGGGACTCGTCCGAAAGAAACCTGACGGTGTAAAGTTTGTAGAAGAAATAACCAGAGAGTTAAAAAGTAGATTTAAAAAGCTTACAAAAAAAACACTGAAACTAAAAAAAGAAAATGAGTCACAAGACATAGACAAGCAATCACGTATGCAGGCTGATTCTTCTTGGCTGCTGGGCTCTAGTCGTTATGGTTATGGGGCCCGACCAGTAGCACGCTTCCTAATTAAAGACGCAGTTACGTATTCTTTTGATGTTGATTTACTTCAGTAGTGGTTTATGGCGACGAAACTCAACAAAACCGATCTTATTAAAGAAATTATAAAATGTGGTAAAGACCCGATATATTTCATTTTAACGTACGGCAAGATAAAGCACCCAGTAAAGGGGTTAATCCCTTTTAGACTATTTCCTTATCAGAAAGATATCATAAACGCATATCTTGGCCATCGAAAAAATATAATTCTAAAAGCTCGTCAGCTTGGTATCACCACCTCCACCGCCGCCTATGTTGCTTGGATGGTTTTGTTTCATAGAGATAAGAATGTTCTTATTGTCTCAACAAAGCAAGACGTAGCTAAAACGTCGATGAAAATGATTAAGACAATACTGAAGAATGCCCCAAAGTGGCTAACAGATATTGGCAAGATAAAGGTAGACAATAGACACTCAATTGAATTGTCAAATGGATCGTCAGTAAGAGCTGTAACTACATCTTCAGATGTCGGACGATCTGAGGCTGTTTCGTTTTTGTTTATTGACGAAGTAGCCTTTATTGAAAAATTTGATGAAATCTGGACAGGACTATCCCCTACTATTTCTGCTGGCGGTAGTATTGCGCTTTGCAGTACTCCAAATGGTACAGGGAACACCTTTCACCAGCTTTTTGAGGGAGCTAAAAATAACGAAAATGGGTTTAACTGCAGATTTGGAACATATCAAAACCCATTAAACCCGCTAGAAATATATAACGATAGGTTGATGTGGTGGGTTCATCCTGAGCATGATGCTGCATGGTTTGCTGCGGAAACAAACGACAAAAGCCCGCGCGATATAGCACAAGAATATTCTTGCAACTTTAATGCATCAGGCGATACATTTGTTTTTCACGAGGATATTGCCAGGGTTGAAACATTGACATCTGAGCCGAAGAGAGTATTTCAAACAGATAGAAATGTATGGATATGGGAAGAACCAGAGAAAATTGGCATTTACCTTATACCTTCAGATATTAGTCGCGGAGACGCAAAAGACTATTCTGCATTCCACGTTCTGCGTGTAGATACGGTGCCAATTAAACAGGTCGCCGAATATAAAGGAAAAATTAGACCAGACCAACTTGGTGTATTGCTCATGTCGGTTTCTCAATTTTATAATAACGCGCTGATAGCTCCTGAAAATAACTCAGGCTGGTCGGGCCAAACAATTTTAAAAATTGAAGAAGCTCAATATCCATTTATATATTACTCCCGCCGTCGTAAGCCGAAAGAAAGAGAATATGCTCCTGTCGATCCCTATTATGCCGCTACCAGGAATGATTACCTTCCTGGATATGCTGTTACCTCGGCGAACAGATTGCAAATGTTGTCAAAAATGGAACAATATATTAGAATGGGAGACATAGAGATCAATTCTCCTAGGCTGGTCAACGAATTAAAAACCTTTATTATGACTGAATTTAATAGACCCGAAGCAATGCGCGGGTATAATGACGATCTGGTTATGGCTCTTGCTGGCGGGCTCTGGGTCAGAGAGGAAAATCCGTTCTTTTCGTACAAGAGTGATGAGATATCCAAAGCGATATTAAACAGTATGTCGATATCTTCCAAGAATGTAAAAGGCTTTTCTGATTTTAATTTCAATACAAATGTTTATGAGCGTGGTAGAATAGTGGAGCACAACGAACAATTAAATACAATACAGCTCGGCAACGGCAGTACAGAAGATATATCATGGCTGCTTGGAAGCAAATCGCCTAAAGGTCCTATTTATAACGGATAAACTTATATTATATTTTACAATAAAGAGAGAGTAAAATGGCAGATTTTGATATTAAAAAATACTACAAAGATATTGACAAACTTTTTAAGAACGGCACTGTAGTACGCCAGCGTGTAGCAAGTAAGATTGCGGCTCCTGGCGACTCTGGCGTGCCTGTTGGCACCGCGAGGGCGTTTCTAAAACACGTAAATAACTCATACACTAGCGCACTGGCCTCCTACGGACAGTATTCGCGTTTAGCGAGATACAGCGATTATAACGAAATGGAATCTATGGCCGAAATCGGCGGGGCTCTTGACCTGTACGCTGAAGAGGTATGTTCGAAGGGTGATAACGGAGAACTAATCAAAATTGAATCATCAAACCCCACTATACGCGATTCGTTAACTACATTGTTTTATGATGTTTTGAATATCGAATTTAACGCATTCAGCTGGATAAGGAACATGTGCAAGTATGGTGATCAGTTTCTTTTGATCGATCACCATCCTGACTATGGTGTTTTAAACGCTCTTCCGCTCCCCGTCAACGAGATAGAGAGAGAGGAAGGGTATGATAAAGATAATCCGCTAGCGTATAGATATAGGTGGATTACACAAGGGAATAGATCCCTAGAAAACTGGCAGGTAATCCATTTCAGATTGCTAGGTAATGACAATTTTCTTCCGTACGGGGGGGCCGTTTTGGAACCTGCTCGCCGTGTTTGGCGTCAGCTTATCCTGATGGAAGATGCAGTCATGGTTTATCGTGTAGTTCGCTCACCCGAGCGAAGAGTGTTTTATATTGGTGTCGGCAACGTCGCCCCTCAAGATATTCCATCTTTCGTGGAAAAGGCCAAAACACAGTTGAAACGGAATCAGATCGTGGATACAAATACGGGAAGAGTCGATTTAAGATATAACCCAATGTGTCATTCTTTAAAAACGGAAATTTTCCTGCAAGACGGCCGTACGATCACTTTGGATGACCTAATTGCGGAGTGGAATGACGGGCATCAGGGTCAATGGGTATATTCTATTGATAGAGAAAATAACGCGCTTGTTCCAGGAAAGGTTATCTGGGCGGGCGTGACCAGAAAGAGTGCCCAAATTGTCAGAATTCATTTAGATGATAATGGGTACGTAGACGTTACTCCAGATCACGAGATGATGCTTCGCAATAAAGAATATGTTGAAGCACAAAATCTAAAACCAGGTGACGCTTTAATGCCTCTGTACAGAAAAGATGTTTCACGATCCCGAGGCCAGGCTTATTGGAAAACATATGATCCGTTTTCGGGGAAATATGTCTTTGATCATAGGATGGTCTCGAATAGTCTACTTGAGGAAGAGCGTCTTGAAACTGCGAACATCCTCGGCGTAGGGAAAAATAAATTTATGGTAGTTCACCATAAAGACTTTAATGCGCACAACAACAACCCAGAAAATTTGACATGGATGGGCAACCAGGAGCACGCAGAATATCATAGGGATTTACTTGTTTCTTACAATAAGTCGGCGGCAAAAAGGGCTAAAACGGCTGAAGATAATAAAAAATATCAAAAAGCTCAAAGAATGGGAAAACGATATAATGGGTCAGTGCTACACCATTCTCACAACGGGATCAGAAAAAGTGCTCAATTGTGCTCGTGGGCTTTCAATTATGAGAACAGGAAAAAATCTTTAGAATGGATCATTCCAGATAGGTGTATGGCTATAGGTCAAGAAATATACAGAAGCAATCCTGGTTATAGTAGAGATGATTTCTTGAAAGAATTCAAAAATAATAATGAAATCTTATCGCTGTTGAAAGAAAACAACAAGATAAAAAGAGATGTAAATAAAATTTCAAGATGGCCAATCGAAAAGAAATTGCGTTCCTTGGGGTTTGTTGGATTCAAAGAATATAAAGCAGAGTCGTTAAATACGGAAAGCTACAAAAATCATACCGTTTTGCAAGTAGAATGGCGCGAAGATAGAGAAGATACTGGGTGTATTACTGTTGAAAAGTATCATAATTTTGCTGTAGCTTCTATCGGTGGTAACGTGGGAACTTCATCAAAATATTCACACTCGCAAGTATCTGGAATCTTTACGAAAAACTCAACGGATGAGGACTACTTCATCCCAGTGCGCGGCGAGGGCGATGGTACGAAAATTGACACTCTTCCTGGCGGACAATTTACAGGAGATATTGACGATTTAGTTTATATACAAAATAAACTATTTGCTGCGCTGAAGGTTCCCAAATCTTATCTAGGTTATGAGGGAGATATTGGGTCCAAGTCTACCTTGTCTCAAGAGGATGTTAGATTCGCGCGGACAATTCAAAGAATCCAAAGAGTCTTTATCTCTGAACTGAATAAGATCGCAGTACTTCATCTATATTCCATGGGTCTCAGCGGTGAAGAGCTTATAAATTTTGAAATCTCCATGGCAAATCCGTCTACCATTTCTGAGCTGCAACGCTTAGAGTTGTGGAGAACCAAGCTAGAAGTTGCTTCTGTGGCACAAGAAGGAACCTTCGATAAACATTTTATCTACAATAATCTGTTTAAACTCTCAGACGATGAAATTGCAGGAATAGAAGAAGGAAGAAGAAAGGACAGATTGTTTGATTTAGATTTAGAGTCAATACAACCCGCTAGCGCCGCCATCCCATCTGAGCCAGAAGCCGCGCCCACCCCAGAAGCTCCAGCTTCTGCGGAAGCTGGCCTCCCTCCCCCCCCAGGAGAAGCTGGCGCAGGGCAGGAGGTGTCATTGGATACTGCAGGAAAAGATCCAAACATGCAATCGGCAGCCCCGAATGAACTTACAAAAGTCTTTCACGGGAAGAAAGAGAATCCACACAAAATTCCAGATTTAAGGGTCCATGCATTTGGTACCAAAAAGACGGCCATGGATCCGAAGAGAAACTATAGCGAGTTAACAAGAATGGTCCGCGCACCATTTGGCGAATCCGTAGAAGAAGAAGCTATATTCAATGCTCGTACTGCTCAACTTAAAAAATTCGCCGAGGAACTTGACGGTGTTGAGATATTAAGATCCCCAAAGCGAAAAAAAGTCATATTGTAGAATAGTTTTGAATATTTATATGATGGAGCATAAAACCCATCGGTCTTTAACCAATGGGATGTAAGCGACAAAGATAGTGATTTAACCTTGTGAAAGAATATGCTTAAAGAAGGATTAAAAATATTAAACTCGGCAGGAACTGTCGAAAACACGGGTGGAGCCATAAATAAGACTTCCGCAAAGAAGCACAAAGCTGTGAAACCCGAGGCCCATCCCGTCGCCTTTGGCGTGGGTGGGTAGTTCACAAGTAATTAATATAAACGTAGGAGATCTGTTGTCTGAATATATACAACACAGGACATTGAGCATAATGAATAAAAGATCTAGAGTTCATAATAAAAAAAGAAATTCTGCTTTGTTATATGAATTTATTATTCGTCACATTTCTAAGTGTCTTGTCGAGAATAGAAAATCTGACGCGCTAAAGGCGTTAAACCTTTCAAAAAGATTTTTTTCTGAAAATTCTCTCCTACGGGAAGAATTAAATTTATTTAATGTAATTTTACAAACTAATGTAAAAAATCTTTCTTCGGCTCAAAAAATTATAGATTCTACATGCAGGACGGCAGCCAAACAAAACTCTAGAAAAATAGATGAGCAGAAAAGTAAGTTAATCAAAGAAATCAATCATTCTTTTGGAGTGAAAGATTTCTATAATTATAAAATTCCAAATTATTCGATATATGCATCCATACAAACATTATTTAACGAATCTAGAAATAAAAAGAAGATTTTAGATGTCGCAAGCAAAGTAAAAATAGAAGAAAGCGTGTCTGATCACCTAACAAGGCAACGTACCTCGACCGTAAATGAATCAATAAAAGTAAATCCAAATTATAATAATACTGTTTATAATTTTTTGCTGCAAAGATTTCACAAGAAATATGAAAATAAGCTCACTGAAGCTCAAAAAAGTCTGCTTATGCAATATACGGCGTTTTTAATTTCTGGAAAATCTGAAGGATTGCGCAAGTCGATATTACAAGAATCTAAGAAAATAAAAAATAATCTTTTAAATATTCAAGACGAATCTATTTGTGCAGATAAAGATTTAATGCAAAAACTTGAAGAATGTAAAAGTGAATTTTCTACATTAACTTTTGAGGATCTTAGTGAACAGAAAATTTTAAAACTTTTGCATTATGTTAATTTGGCTGACGAAATGGGAAGCAAATAACGATGAAACCTTCCGCAAAAAAGAAGCCAACTATAAACAAAGAAGCGTCTACTATGGCTGGAGGGAACGTAAAGGGCTTTGCTGGCCCCCTTGGCGGTGTTGTTAAACGAACCAAAGGGAAGAAAAAGAAAATCAACCCTAGTGCTCCTTATGGTGATGCAGATTTATTTGAAATGCTGGCAACATATTCTTTGCTATACGATAAACCGCTGAGTGAGGTCGTAAAAAAGAAAGGCACTCGATGGACAGTTGTAGACGATAAAACAGGTGTCGCTCTTGGATCTTATGATGATAGAAAAACTGCGTGGGAAAAGCAAAGAATTATTCGACAACAAAAAAAATCCAAAACAAAAATTCCAAAGCCGAAACCCAAGGACCATCCTACGCCCAAAAACACAGTAAAAATAGCCCCAAAAGCGAAGCTCGCACCAATTGCGCAAGTGGCAAAAGAGCAATTTATGAAGGAAGTTAAAAAATCAATTGTAGGTCTTTTGTCAGAAGGCGGCAGTATGATTTCGTATGTGTTTGAGCAGGCACCGACTTCCGAGGATTCTATATCCTGGGAAAAATTTATTTCAAAGCTATCCCCAGAAACGATTTTAGCAGATCCCAAGCTGAAATCAATACTTAAAAACGTTGCCAAGATCGAGATTAAGATCTTGTCAAAATCTCTTTCTGCGCTTTCTGATATTTTGGCTTCACTTGGGAGCTTTGAGGTTATTCGGGGCTCTGTAGATCAGGATGAAAATAATGATTTATTTATGGGGTTTGCCGTAAAAATCGAAGGATCTAATCAAAAATTAAATTTCGGGATAAAGCTCGAAAATGGCCGCCCGTTAATCCTTTTTCCAGAAGAAACAAGACATATTTTGAACTCGACACCAAGTGATGAATCAAAACTATTGCGCGCGGAAATGATGCACATACAGGAAACAGTATTTGATGATATGAGTGAGGTTGTTGATGCGACAGCAAAAAGAGATAAATATTTAAAAAACGTTGAACTAAAAATAGATAAAGCTATAGATAGATTAAATCCATTGGAGATTGCGGTATTGAAAAATTTACTAAAAAACAAGTACAAGGGGGTGAGATAAAAGATGAAAAGTGCATTTAAAATAATTGCCACGGCTATGGAAACTAATCAATTAAATGAAGTTTCTTTGCCAACTACGCGGGTTGATACTAGAAGATTATCTGTTGATGAAATTAAAAATTATATCACAGAAGAATTCGAAAAGGCTCGTGAGGTTTCTGATGTAGAAACGCAGGACCCAGAGTTAGGCTGGGCCGACGCCGAGCTTGCAAAGGAAATAGAGTGGATTAAAACTTTAGATTTGAAAGAATTTTTTGACAAAAAGAGATAATAAAAAAAATGGCCATACTGCTACGAGAGTATCTTGATTTAAGGTACGACAGAAATGCAATAAAGGAAGCTAAAGAGAAAAAGTCTCCTATTTTGGTTAAGACTATTCTGCAGCGCGCTGACGCCCTTAATCAAAATAAAAGAATCTACCCTCGCGCCATTTTAGAGAGAGAAGTAGAGAATTACAAAAAGGCAGTGCTAGAAAGTAGGGCTACGGGGGAACTAGATCATCCAGATAATTCTATTGTTTCGCTAGAAAAGGTTTCTCACATTATTAGAGAAATCGAGTGGGATGGTGATGATGTGGTTGGAGTGTTAGAATTGTTAAATACTCCGAAAGGTCTCATAGCTCAAGAACTAATGTCTGCGGGAGTAAGGCTTGGGATTTCAAGCCGTGGAGTAGGAGAGACAACCAGAACAAGCGAGGGCTATGATATGGTTGAGGAGTCTTTTATGCTTGTAGCTTTCGACTTGGTTTCTGAGCCTTCCACGCAGAAAGCGTGGCTTGGGCTAAGAGAAGGAAAAGAAATTTCTCTTGATAATATTAAACAGATGTTTCAAAAGGTAGATAGAGTTAATCGAATTGTAAACGAAATATTGAGGAAATAATCATGCCAATCTCAGGTTCATATTTTTATCCAGGGATAAATACTTCACCTAACTCTTTTCCTGTAAGGCCGCCTATTACGGTTTCATTGTCGTCGACATTTTTGGGCGAGGTCTACGCTGTAGTTCTCGGTCCCGTGGACATATCACACTGGTCAAACTGGAGAGTTTCGCTCGTAAATAATTCTGTAAATAACTTAAAATCTGGCTCTGTGGACATTTCTCCAGACGGTACAAACTGGGTATCTTATCACACGGCTTCATTTTCTCCTCTTACTTCTAGCGGCTGGAATACTTATCAGGCAAGCGGGGTGAGTGTAAGTCAACTTCGTGTCCGTGCATGGCCGAGCGGCAGCGACGGAGGTCTTTCTGGGAGCGTGAATGTAATTTTGAATGCTAATAATTAATTTGTGATTTTGGGAGTTTGGCATGAGTGCTGAAAAAAAATTAAAGAAAATCATCAAACAATATGTTAGAGAATCTTTATTGGAAATTTTTTCAGAAGAAAAAATGAAATCAATAGTAGAAAGTGTCATATCTAGGCAAGTTTCGTTTTCTGCTCCACAGCCAAATTTTATTTCACCACCTCGTCAGATGAATGAAGATAAGCAGGCGCTAAAGCAGTCCTTGAAAAAAAAGCTCGGGATAGACGATGACGGCATGTGGAATAATATTTACGGAAATATTGATATAGACGAAAATCCTATAATTAATGAACAAGCCTACCAAGATCAAGAAGAAGGCATATCTAATCATATATTAGAAAGCACAGGAATATTACGCGATTATTCTAAATTTGTCGAAGGTGTTTCTTCTGGTACAGGGCAACAAGAAGATGATTTGGCTGAAAAAAGAGAATACCGAACTCAGAGGCTTAGGGATATTATGAAATAATTGAAATTTTAATATTTGTTTACAGTTTTTTCCAGGTACTTACATATAGTCAATAGTTTTTGAGGGACATAAAATGAAAAACGGTGAAAGCATGCTCAAGAGAGAACTTCTGAAAAGAAAAATTCAAGAGCATTTTGGGGCAAAGCCCGAAAAGAAATCCGCCATAATTACTGCAAAGTTTGGCGATACAAAAACAGTTTGGAGGGTTGTGAGGGAGGGTACTTCCTTTTCTGTCACAGAAGTGCGCAGTGTAAAAGAAAATTTTCTAATAGAACAACCAACAAAATCTACTTCTCCTGGTGTTGGTCGTGAATATGATCCGAACAAACCTGTGTGGGCCCAAGCTCAAACTCAGGTTCCTACTACCGTTTTGCCTCCTCGTAAATCCGCTATTGCTGACTCGCCCGCCGTGCAGGCAACCCAATCAATGGGCCCTTGGGACCCCAATAATCCTACTGGGAATTTCCAAAGATTATCTAAAACCGTAGGAATGCAAAAAGCCATGCTAGGTATGCCTGAATTGGAGTTAAAGAAATATTTTGGTCTCAGCAAGCAGTCTATAATGAAGAAACCGCCAGGCCAAGTAATGCCGCTCACCGCGCCACAGCAGGAGTCAAAAACCATAAAAGAAGCTTCTGTTGAATTCACCAACATGAGCAAGACTTTTATGGATGCAATGTCAAATCTTGGAGATCACAATAAACTTTCTCAGGTTTTGCGTGATTTAAACTCTAAAATATCTAGAGTAACGGATTCCGACGAAAAGCAACAAATAGGTTCTATGATTGGGGCCTTAACTGGCGCTGTCGATGTTTCTACGGCTGGCGGCGGCCGCGCTCAAATTTCTAGAACTTCAATGTCAAGCGCTCAGCCCGTAACAACCATTCCTGCTTCACGCCAAATTTCTTCCTCAAGGACACATAGTGGAAAAGTGGTGAAGGAAGAAGAAGGAAGGAAGGATAGGTTGGCTAAAAAAAAAACAAATAATAGTCCAAAAGAAAAAATAGATTCATCCGAAATAGACGTAGACGTTGGAGATGTTGCCAACGCAAATACTGAAGACCCAACGCCGACAAGGAAACCAGCCGCAGAAGAGTTGGTTATTGGTAAGTCTCTTGCTGGACAAACTATAAAATCGGCAAACATTGAATTATCTCCGCAAGGTGGGGCTTTAAAGATGCAGCTGGTGTCTAACCCTAACGGAGCCGAAATTGAATGGTCCAAGAGCGGTAAGGTTGTATTTAGCTTTGGCGGCAGGCCATACGTAATAAGAAGAGAATAACACAATGATACTACTTAAAGTCATATGGGAAAGCATCCTGAAAGAACAGGATGAAGACAACATTATAGAGTTTCCAAATGATAATTTTACTATTTCTGTATTTCGCGCAGAAAAGAAAATATTATTTACCCCTCAAGGACATTCTTCTTTACCTTCAAAGATTAGAATACTTGTTAATATGTTAAAACAAAATTTTAATATATTAAGAATCAAAGATAAAGATGTTGGATCGTTTGAGGTCGAAGTCGATCCTCGTGAAGATTTTGAATCTATTGTAGATTACATAAAAATGCAAGCAGAGACAACAGTATAATGCAGGATTTGGAACTGAAAGGATTAATTGATCAGCTTAAATCTAATGAAAAGGTTATTGAGCTTGTTAAGGTTATGCAGCCTTTAGATATTGTTGTTGTTATTTCTCGGGATTTGGGTCTTCACAGAGAAAAAGCTAAAACAATAACGATGGATTTAATTAAACACACAAAAACCGCCGAAACAGAAGGCATGGTTGCTCGTGGTATAGAAACAAATAAACAATACCCTGTGCCAGCCTCTTCCAGAAAAGATCAAGATCCTAATCTGGAATCGGAAGAAAAAATTAAAGAAGATGCTGGAAATTATGTTAATAGTCTTCCGACATATTCTGTTAATAGAAATCAATTCCCCCCCGACCCAAAACAGAAAACTGATGATTGGCCCTATGATAGTATGACGGTTGCGGCCATGGCGCCTAGAAGTAAAGGCCGCCGACGCCCATTAATGCAGGGCGCATTTGATCCAAATATGGATAAAAATCAACCAGGAGTTTCTGGTAAAGGTGTTCAATCAAAATCTGCCCCACATTCGAGAACCAACTCTACTTCGTCGTCAGGTAGAAGCTGGAGTAAGCAAGGAACCCCTGGTTGGTCTTCGTCTCCCCCAGGAAGGGAGTTTAACCTGCCAAATGATCGCCCACCTGACGAATTACCTGACGATCTAGATATCATGAAACCAAGTCCAGTTGGTAGCTCTATTCCTCAATTTTCACAAGGAGGGAACCCAGGATCTGGTACGTCTCGTCGAATGGGGTTCAGAAGAAGATAAGAAGATGTCAGACATTATAGAAATAGATAAAAGAGTTTCTGTGTTGGAGGTCGAGGTCGAAAATATGGAAATATCATTAAAAAAGCTAGATAGAAATATTGAAAATAACGGACAAATTACCTTACAAATTAAAGAGAGATTAGACAAACAAAATGGAGCTATCCCTCACTTGTCTGAAATGGTAAAAAATATGGCTGCACAGCAAGAAAAAATGATGTCAAGTTTGACCTCGGAAAAAGTGAGACACGCGGGAATGGATGCAAAAGTCACGGCCCTCTGGGTTCTTAGCGCTGGTATTGTTACTGGCGTTATGGGATATGCAATTAAAAGTATTATTGGTTAGTTTTATTTATATTTATAGAAATCGGAGATAAATCAATGAAAGTTACAGTGAAACAATTGAGAGAATTGCTAGTTAAGAGTTTTTCGGAGTTGGCGGAAGATGTCGATCGCGAGAGACGACACAAATATGGCTACGCCTTAGAAGACGACGGCACCGCTGTTTCTTACGGTGATTTACCTGAAGCTCTTGAACTTGAAGATGAAGATCGCCTCCGTCGCCATGCAGATGCATATGGTGACGAAATGGAGGAAGCTGGAACCTGCGAGAAAAAAGCAAAGTCTCATGCGCCGCCGCTGCAAGGCGAAGACCCCTTCCCAGGTCCTCCAGTTGGCGAAGCTTCTGAGGCGTCTATGGGATCTGACATTTCTAGGGAGAAAGCCAAGAAAATGCTTAAACATGGCCATGTTCACGGCAAGCCGTTGACTAAGGGCCAGAAAGGTCTTTTGGGCCTTGTTGCGCGCCCCGCTGCGCCGACTAAAACAGAAGTTAAAATGCCCAATTTGAGAAATTTGTTTATAAAGCTTAAACAATAATACATTAAAGAAGATATAAAGGAGTATTCATGTCAGGTGCTATTTTGGTTGAAGTGCGCTTAGGAAGGGGAGAAACATCAGAAAAACTTATTAGAAGATTTTTCAAAAAATGTAAAAAGCAAGACATAATTAAGGAGCACCTGGAAAAGGTTTCGTACTATAAAACTAATTCACAAAAAAGAAAAGATAAAATTTTAAAGAATAAACATGAAAAAGTGCGGGAAGAGAAAAAAAGCAAAATAAAATGAACAGATCTTATACAAATTATTCTTTTTCTAAAAAAAGATAATATTTATAAACATCAGAGTACTTTTACCTATAGGAGACAATAAAAAGTATGGCAAGAAAAGATATCCTTGAAGAAGCTATGGAAGATGCGAAACTTCTCAAGCAAACAGCCATCGAGAACGCAAAGAATGTTCTCGTCGAAGCTATGTCACCAAAAATTAAGAAATTCGTAGAATCACAACTCGGCGGTGGCCCGCTCGGTATGGGTGGTCCTGGTCAGGTGTCTCCGCAAGTTGAAGCGGGAATGTACGAGAAAGAAGAGAAAGAAGACGCCGCCGAAGAGATGGATTTGCTCAAAAGACTTGGCCTCCTTGATAACGAAGGGATGAGCGGGATGGAGAGCTATGTTTCTGAGGGCGAGGCCGAGGAAGACGAAGGCGAGAGTGAAAGCGAGCAGAACGAAGACGAAGACGAAGACGAAAGCAAAGACGAAGATGACGAAGACATGGAGGAAAGTCTAATGGGTATGGGTATGCATGAAGCCGAAAAGAAAGAAGATGAGAACGGCGAAGAAGAAGAAGTTGTGGAGATTGCTAATAGCGACCTACGCGCCGCACTCTCTGAGGTTCTTGGGGACCTTAAGCTTGAAGCTCAAGTCTCTAAGGGCTTTGCAGATGCTGCCGATGTCGATGATGGTGGGCTTGCTGATGAAAAATCTGGCGAGCATCATTGGAAAGACGAAGAAGCTCCCGCCTCGCAGGATTGGACCGTGAAGGAGGCCGCCTATCGCAAGAAGATTGTAGCTCTTGCTCGTCAAAATGAAACCCTTCAAAATGAAAACAAAGAATACAAAAACGCTTTAGGCACTTTGCGTAGAAATCTGCAAGAAGTTAACCTATTTAATAGTCGTTTGTTATATGCTAATAAGTTGCTTAATGGTTCGCAACTCAACAGCAAGCAGCGCCTTGGTATAATCGAGGCTTTCGACCGCGCTCAATCGATGCGCGAAGTTGAGCTTGTGTATAAGTCTCTTAGCGAGTCTCTTAAAATCGCTGGAGTGTTGATGAGCGAGGTCAAAAAGCAAGGATCCAGAACCGTGAAGGGCCCTAAATCTTCACGTTTTACTACTCCTTCTTCAACAATTTTGAAAGAAGCGATGAGTAAGGAAGCTAACGAGGATAATGGTTATTCTCGCATGCAAGAGCTTGCTGGTCTGTTGACTTAATATGGAATTCTAAAAAATAAAACAGAGAGAGGAATTTAAAAAAATGTCACTTGATTTTAAGAGTTTGTCAGCAGGTATTACGTCTCGCGATATGCGAGTCGAAGGCCGCAAGCTGGTAGAAAAGTGGGATCGTACTGGTCTTCTAAGGGGCCTGGCCGATACCAAAAATAGTTATTCGAAGAGCAACATGGCGCGTCTTCTGGAAAATGAAGCGTCCGAAGTGCTAAGAGAATCAAGCGAAACCGCTGATATTAAGGGTTTCCAAAATATTGCGTTTCCAATTGTTCGACGCGTATTCGGGGGCCTCATTGCTAACGAGCTAGTTTCGGTACAGCCAATGAGTCTGCCTTCGGGTCTGTTGTTCTATCTTGATTACACCTATAGCAATGCTAATAAGGGGGGAAATCAGAAACTTGATTGGACTGCTGGTGGTTCAATCTATGGTGATCAAACTGCGCCTGGTTCAGAGAACCTTGGTACTGGCGGTCACTATTACATGAATAGTTCATATTCAAATCGTGAGCTTACCGCTACTCTCGAAGTCCAGGGTTCAGGCTCTGCTACTTGGGCAATGGTTGGTTATGATTTCGAATTGTCAGGTGCCGTAAACGCTGGCGCCCTGCAGTATGTTGATGTTGCGTTTACTTCGTCAGCGGATGTTACGCTTTCGGATCTTGACGAAACCAACTACAAGAACTTCACCATTTCTGGTTCGGATGCTCTTTGGGGTGCCGTTAAGGGCGTATATAAACGCCATAATACTTTGAACACCACCACTGGCGTTGTTCGTTTGATCTATTCAGCTTCAGCGCTGCTTGATCACACTGTTGGCATTACTGGTTCTTATGTTAAGAAGAGCGGCCTTACAGTTGATAGTACTGGTGTTGTTCACAGCCCTGTATTTGAATCAGATTTTGCGTCCGATATGATTCCTGAGATTGACATCAAGGTGTCTAGCGTTGCCGTGACTGCGGAAGCTCGCAAGCTTAAGGCAAAATGGACTCCTGAATTGGCCCAGGATTTGAACGCGTATCACAACCTCGATGCCGAAGTCGAGTTGACTCAGATCCTTTCTGAACAGATCGCTCTTGACATCGACAGAGAAATCTTGTCACAACTCTTGAACGGCGCTACCGCCGCCACTATGTACTGGAGCCGTAAGCCTGGCGATTTCGTTAATAAGCTTACTGGTGTTCATGTCGCAGGCGCCAGCTTTACTGGCACGGTTCGTGAGTGGTACGAGACCTTGGTTGAGACCTGCATTGATGTAGCGAATACCATCCACCGCAAGACGTTGCGTGGCGCCGCTAACTTCATGGTGGTCAGCCCTGACGTGGCTACCATGCTTGAAGCTACGGTGCTTTACAAGCCTACCCTCTCTCTTGAGCCCAAAGAGACTCAGTTCTCTCTTGGTATCGAGAAGGTTGGTAGCTTGAACAACCGTTTCGTAGTGTACAAGGATCCCTATTTCCCGCGTAACCACATTCTTGTGGGATACAAGGGTAGCAGCTACCTGGAAACTGGGTTCGTTTATGCTCCGTACGTTCCTCTTATCGTAACTCCTACTATCTTTGCACCTGACGACTTCACCCCGAGAAAGGGCGTCATGACAAGATATGCCAAGAAAATGATCAGAAGTGACTTCTACGGAAAAGTAGTAGTTCTGAACATGGACGTAATCTAAGGGTTTCTTGAAGAAATAACTCTTCGGAAGGGGGCTACGCCCCCTTCTTTTTTCTGTTGACAACCCCGCAAAAAGGAGTTATGCTCTCGATGGGGAGTGTTAAATGCTTTTAATCCAAGACACCGTTAAAGAATATGGTTACGATCCTTCATTGTTGAGCCACGGGAGCAATAAGAAATGTGTTTGCTCTTGCGACTATTGCGGCGCCCGTCTGACAAAAAAGTATTTTAAATGGGTCACTGCACGAAAATATGTCAAAAAAGATTCCTGTGGCAACAACGATTGTCGTCTGCGAAAGCAGGAAGAAAATAATTTATCCAAAATTGGAGTAAAACATCACTCCCAAACCCAAGAATATAAAGACAAATATAAGAAAACCTGTGTGGGGAGATATGGTATAGATAATCCATTTCGCAATACGCAAAAAATTAAAGAAGCGGTACAAAAGAAATTTGGTGTTGATAATGCCGCGAAGCTAGACGCAGTAAAAGAAAAACGCATGCAAACCAATCTGCAACGTTACGGAGTTAGACATCCATACCAAAATCAGGATATTTTGGATAGAGTTCGCAAGAAGATAAAAGAAAAATACGGAGTTGAACATTACGCACAAACACGACAGTTTAAGGATGAGTTTTCCGAAAAAAACAAACTTTCTTACCAGGAAATCAACGAGCATTGTGCGAAGAAGAACTATATTCCTTTGTTTTCTAGCGCAGAATATATATCTGCTAGACAAATTTTACCATTTAGGTGCCGTACTCATTCCTGCGAGTTTAAGACTCAGGTGCATTACGGTTCCAAGGCCAGAGACGATAACCAATGCCCGAAATGCAAGCTCATAGGCGTATCCAGAGCAGAGCAAGAAATTTATGATTTTGTAAAACAATATTTTCCTGCGGCTATTCTAAATGATAGAAAAACTTTATATCCATTTGAGTTGGACATCCACATCCCAGAAAAGGCCCTCGCCATTGAATATCACGGGCTCTACTGGCATTCCGAACAGCAAAAAAACAAAAGAGATCACTTAGAAAAATTTCTTTTGTGCAAAGAAAAAGGGATTCAACTTTTGCAATTTTTTGAGGATGAGTGGCGAGATAAGCAGAACATTTGCAAATCTATTATAAAGGCAAAATTGGGAGTGCTTGAAGACAGAATACACGCCAGAAAACTTACGGTCGTGGAATCTTCCAGCGAGAATAAGAAGCTTTTTGGTGAGTGCTTCTCCTTAAACCACCTGCAGGGAAATTGCAGGCATATTAAAGCTTTTGCCCTGATTGACGAATTAGGTGTCATCCAGCAGTGCATTTCATTGCGCCGCCCTTTTATAAGCGGCCCAAAACGGGTTATAGAAATAGCCAGATCGGTAAGCAAGGTAAATACGTCTGTGGTTGGTGGGTTTCAACGACTGCTAAAGAGGTGTGTTGGCTGGGCTGCGGTCAATAACTATGAAGTGTTGTTAACGTATTCAGATTGCAGGTATTCTCATGGTGAGGCATACAGGAAGGCTGGGTTTGAATTTATCGGTCCTACCGTCGTAGACTATTTTTATACAGATAATGTTAATAGGTTTAACCGCTTTAAATTTAGGGCCAAAGACGGGCAAACGGAAAAAGAAATAGCAAAAGAAAACAATGTATATAAAATTTACGGTGCAGGAAATTACCGTTGGGAGATGAAAATGTCTTGACATTTTTGTGACACGGTGATATTGTAGGTATGCCGCACGGACAAAATAGAAAGGAAAAAAATTATGCCAATTTTTGGGGAAATAAAGGGCACCCAGGTATCTGCAAATTTGTGGACCGATATTGAAGGAGTAGACAGTGGGGCATTAACGCAGATCCGCAACGTGGCAAGTCTTGCACCTACTGTTGCGGTATCCATTATGCCTGACGTACATCTTGGTGTAGGGGCATGTATAGGCTCGGTCATCGCTATGCAGGATGCAGTAGCGCCATCTTTAACGGGAGTTGATATTGGTTGTGGTATGACCGCGATCAAAACCCACTTAAAGCGCGCAGACCTATCCCAGGGCCAGCTGCAGGCAACCTATAAGCAGATCCTTCGTTCAGTGCCAGTTGGGTTTAACTGGCACAAGGATGCGAAAGGACGTTCAATTTACGAAGAGTATGCGGATTCCATGGACAAATACGATCAGGAGATCCCGAAGGCTATACGCGCCGCAGAAGATAAGTCTAAGGTTGAATGTCAAATAGGTACTCTTGGTGGTGGTAACCACTTTATAGAGGTTTCCTATGATGCTGATGATTGTATTTGGTTGCTTCTCCATTCTGGTTCGCGAAACGTAGGGTATAAAATTGCTGATTATTATATAAAGTTGGCAAAGAAACAGATGCCGAATGGATTGCCCGATAAAGATCTAGCGTATTTTACTAAAGGCGATGGTCTTTTTGAAGAATATTGGCAATCGATGCAGTGGGCCCAACGCTATGCTCGCAATAATAGGTCTGTTATGATGGCAATGGTTTTTAGGGCGGTAAATGATCAAAAGTTTTCAGGAAATGATCAAATTATTTCTTGTCATCACAACTTTGCAGAGGCAGAAAAACATGAAGAAATCTCAGACTCTCCAGTGATCGTTATACGAAAGGGAGCAATTGAGGCCGCGGAAGGACAGCTGGGCATCATCCCAGGCGCCATGGGTCGTGACAGTTATATTGTTCGTGGTCTCGGTAACTCTTTGGCTCTTCGCTCTGCTCCGCACGGTGCAGGAAGGATTATGTCGCGCACACAAGCCAAGAAGAAATTTACCAGCGAAGAACTTGAAGATACCCTGGCTGGAATCATTGCGCGTAACGATAATGGCGTATTGGATGAAATTTGTTATTCATATAAAGATATAAATGATGTTATGAATAGATCTTCCGACTTGGTTGAACCTGTAGCAAAGCTCCGTCAGCTAATTTGTATTAAAGGGTAATATTTATTTTTTGCTCCCACCCAAAAATATTTCCTATTTAATGATGTAGCAAATTTTATTTTTGTTATTTTTGGGGGAAATTATAAATGGCACGTGGCGTAGGTTCAGAAGATCATATTAAGTTGGAATCGAATACATATAAGGTTGTTATTGATAATAGCTCAAAGTTGAATGTCAGTGCAAATGAAATTGTTCCCACCGTTCCCATTCACTCTGCTACAATTTCTACTGTAGTTTTAAGCGCATCCGTCGCTCAGACCACACTAGAACAGAGCCAACATTTTGTTATTGCCGATGCTACTTCAGCTAATTTTGGGGTTGTCCTCCCTGACGCTGCTACTAACGTTGGTTGCTCCTATACTGTAAAGAAGGTTGATGTTAGTGCAAACAGCGTTGTTCTTTCTGGCTCGGGTACTGACGAAATTGAAGGTGCTGCAATCTTAGTTCTAAACAGCGAAGGTGAATCTGCTACTGTTATGAGTGATGGTGTAAGTTGGAGGATCGTAGGTTTCTATTCTGCCTCTCTTGGCGTATAAAGTATTTGTATTTATTTAGTGCCTAATAAAAGCCGCCCTTTGGCGGCTTTTTATTTTGTTGATTCAAAATAAAAAGGATATTTATTATATCATGGTCGTTGATTTCTCAGAAAGGATAATTATGTAGAGGTTTTTGTTATGCTTCTTATTACCGTTGTTACAATTTTGGGTCTGGTAATTTATGATATTTATGTTGCTACAAATAATATACCCCACGGAATTGGCACACTTGGCACACTTGGTAGCAGAATGAAAATATGGGGAAAGAAAACACTTCTTATCCCGTGGGCTTGGGCTGTATTGTTCGGTCATTTTTTCGGGCCAATAAAAAGTGGTGAATTAGTATCTTCGAAATTTGGTATCGCATTGCTTATATTTTCCACTTGGTGTATTGTCGCCCTCGGAGAAGTTTTACGTGATCACGGAGTGTCTATTGATTCATCGTGGCTTTGGTTCTTTTTGATTCTTAACATAGGGTCTACCGCGGGCGCTTGTTTTTGGCCACAATAAATAAAAATGAAAAGTTTACTGAAAATATTCCTAAAGGAGTACAGCGAAAAGATTGCTGGAGGCAAAGGTGACGGCAGAGATCCTTCTGATTTTGATCAGAAAGAATTGCTAGCTGGCATTAAGGTAGAGCTTGAGCACACAGACGATATAGCTATAGCGCTAGAAATCACAATGGATCACCTTACAGAGGATCCAAAATATTATACAAATCTAGCTAAGATTCACCAGGAGAAACAATAATCAATGCGATCATTAAGAGAAATAGTGCGCGATGGGATGCAGTCGACCGCCGTGTTGAGGGAGTTTAAAGAGGAAGTGAAGGAAGCGATCAACGCTGCAGATATAAATAAAACATTGAACAAGTATCTCGACAAAGTTAAAGATCCTGCCGCAAGAGTGGATTTCCTTACTCAGGCTGCCATTTTTCTTGGCAAAAAATCTCCTGTCAATATTGAAGATCTAGATATGGTCTTGCGTAAACATTATGTAACAAAATTCGACCCCGCCAAACTTGCTCGACAACAAGGACAGACAAAGGATAAAGCGGGCCAGCCCCCGCCGCTCTCTACTCCAGGCCAACCCAAATTCTCCCCTCCGCCTGAAGGATTGCCTTCGCTTTCTCAGTTAGCAGCGAAAGAAACAGATCCAGTGTGGAAAAAATATGGTTTACCGCCGCCCCTCGGCGGCCCTGTGACAAAAAAGGAGCCAACCGTGTCTCCTCCTCCTGTTCCATCTAGGACTCCACCAAAATTATCGATTGTACCTGGAGGGAAACCCGCTGTTAAAGCGGGAGAAGAAGACATCCCGATGGCATCTCCTAAAGATGTTAAAACTATTAGACAGAAGAAGAGCAAGGAAATAGACATGCCAAAGCTCGCCGCCAAAGAGCGTCCAGCTGCGACCGCCGCAGCTCCTGAACGTTCCACTAGCCCATCATCGACCGCGGTGCGTACTCCCGCAAAAACAGAGCCGACAATACCTTCGACTTCGCAGTCTCTGCCTATGCCTAGTTTTTCTTCTCTTGTGAAATCAAAACTTTCGCCAGAAGAACAATATAAAGATCCTAAATGGAAAGTGGGAGATGTTGTAAATATAGGTAAAGCTGGGGGAGGATACAAAGTCCTAAATAAGACAGGTTCTTGGTATAATCTAGAAAAGAACGGTGAAAAATACGTATTCATCCCATTTCAGGGATTAAGAAAAGTAAGAAAGGATTAATCAGAAACGTAATGGGGATCTTATAAATGTCCGACAATATTACCTTAGATCTTACTGCGTCTTTTAGTACAGTTACTAGCCCGACCCCTTTCGGTATATATGATAGCGTTACCAGCTTTCAGCAAGAAGCTGACGGTATGGTGAGGCTGATATACTCTTTGTTTGGTGGCAATGTTCTTGCTGTGGAGATTACAAATAAAGATGTTTATTCCTCGTTGGAGCAGTCTGTTCTAGAATATTCTGCTATTGTTAATAGCTATCATGCCAAAAGTGTGCTTGCAAATATAATCGGTTCGCCTACTGGGTCTCTGGGGGGAGAACAAAACAAGGTTCCGAGAATGGATCTGTCTCTTGCCAAACGACTGGCTGGCGGTTACAGCACTGAAGCTGGAGTGGGAGGAACTAGAACATTATATTCT